TGCCGGTTCTGCGGACAATATGTTACTAATCTCCGCAGAATCGTTATAATATGGTAATAAAGTAACATTATCTGTAAATTTTGTTGCCTTATTGATAATCGTAGCATAAGGTTTTAGGTAATCGAGTCCACTTTCTTTAGTCTTCTCACTAAGTAGGTCGTGGTTACCTACTAATATAAAAACTTTTACGCTAGCTCGACTAAGGATTTCTATTATAACATTTGCTACTTCACCTCTAATTATAGCTTTCGTATCGTTAAGATCACCGGCTATAATTAGAGGAATGTCGAGATTTGTTGCTCGATTTAATGCTTGTCGTAATGATGAAGATGCCCAAAGTAACGCATTAACATTAAAGTGAATGTCCGAAATTAGGACCGCAAACGGTTTACTCATTACCTTTCAGCTCCCAGAGTTTATCTCTTACAGCTTGATAGACTTCTGATTCAATCGCAGATAATGTTTCGTACTTTAACTTAGAACGTAAAAAGTTATCTAATTCATCAATAATATTACTATAATGCATACCATTTTGAGCAAGTTGAAACTCTTCATTCTCTTCGGGTAATGTAAAACTTAACGTAGCTTTCATGTTATTCTTCTCCTACTACAGAAATACCATCTGAGGTAATTCTAAGTGTAAATTCCTTCTGTTTGTTACTTCCTCTATCCAAGTGATTCTTAAATAGCTTCCACGTAACATCAGCGCCGACTCTTACCTTTTTACCACTAATTTGCTTTTCATACCATCCTTTTCGTGAAGTTTGAAAGGTTAATGAACTAAAAAAGTTTACTGATTTACCTCCGGCATTAGTTTTACCGGGGCTACCTAGATTATCATAAGTATAATTGATAATTAAAATAGCTGCTTGGTCTTCATCGCGTTTCGAAACCATCTTAGCCAATGCAAGGCGGTTGATTTTACCCTTTCCGCCGGGTTGGGAGTTTTGCTCCATGAGATCGATTTCGCTATCTCTTTGAGAGACGACGTTTCCGATCGAGTCAAAGACAACCAATAACTTATTAGCTGGATAGCTTTTCTTGAATCCATCCCATGCTGCGAACATAAGTTCAAAAGCCTCTTCAGCGATTGAGGATTGGACGAGTAGGAGTCCGTCTGGATCAACGCCCCAACTACGTAAGTCGGCTTCAGTCGTTTTGTTTTCTGTCTCCACATATATAATCCCCACGTCTTGCGCTTGAGCAGCTTTCATGGCTTCAATTGCCATAGATGTCTTACCTGAGTCTGAATCACCAGCGATCATTACTAATTTTCCGAAGGGTAGACCCTTAACTCCCGTACATTTTTCCCACCACTCAGGGAGAATTATATAATCTTTATCCTCTAGCTTTGAGAGATTAGATCCTACGCCAATGCGCTTAGCTAACCTAGGATTATCCTTAAAGTTTTTACGAACTTCATTAGCTAATTCATTCATCTTAAATTTAGACATTTTCACCTCGTGCCATTTGCCTATAAAATACGGTAGCATTTCCGAATATATCGTAGTAAGCCTTCAAATAGGCCAAATCATTCTCTATATTCTCTAAATCTTCTCTCGCGTGGATATATTCATCCGAAGCTTCAGCATTTAGCTTATCTTGAGTTACAGTCTTTCCCGCTCCTTTAGCCATTTGTTGCGCAAAGACAGCAGTTTGGACTGTAAGACATTTAATTCTCTCAGTAGTTAATAAGTGACGGAAATCCGTAATCGTAGCTTGTGCAGTTAAAAACTCACCAGCTCTGCGTTCGGCTTCTGTGAAACTAATAGAGGTTCCTACGGGAAGTAATGCAGCATATTTCTCAATAAATGTCTTTAAGTCTCTCATTTGTTTACCTTATCCAAGAATTCTTGTAAGAGTTTCTCTTCTTTCGGTTTCAAGATTTTCTTTCTACCAAGTATCATGATCTTTCGTGCAACATGCTTCTTTAATCGTTTCATTATTTAATCCCCTCAAGCTTTGCTGCTTCGATCTTAAGGGATACCATCTTAATTTCCTGTTTGAGGAACTCATGGTAACTCTTTGGGTGTGCCTGGTGCTTGGAAGGGACTTCGCCTTTAAGCTTATCTTCCAAACCGTCTTTATATTTCAATAAACTACTCATCTTATCTTTTGTCATTGTTATTTACCTTTTTCTTCTAGCAGACTTACAATATAGTGAATAATAGCAGTTTGTCTTTTCTTAACCTCTCTCATACCGGCGGATAATGCTGAGAGTGAGTCTTTAAGTTCTTGAAACTTAGGATTTGCATCAAGTTCGCGTCTAGCTTCCATAATAGAATGTTCAGCAATATATAAATGTGAACCTAATGTATCTACGTCCATCTTATCAAGATCAGCAATCATATCCTGTCCAAGAATGTCTTTAACCTTCTTCATTTGCTTATCAGTCAACATATTTACTCCTTGTCTTTATCTTACACTTTTATATACGCCTGTGCAAGAAGGATTAAACGTAAGGGTTACCCATTCACTACGATTCCATCCAAAATTAAAACCAGCTAACCACGCTAGACTTGATATTACAACAATCAGCACTATGTTCCATATTATTCTCATAACCATCTTACACCTCTTTCACAACCACATTCATGTTTTTGTTCAAGTTTTGAACCACTAAAACATATATCGGTACAACTTCTACCTCTTAGAGTATCAGTTGAACACCCTGAAAAGATCATAAACCCCATAATAATTAAGTACTTCATGTTATTTAGCTCCTAGCTTATTTATTAGTTTACCGGAAAAAATGGCGGTAGACAACGACGTTCCAGATAAATATACATTGCCTTTCCCAATTGCGGCGCAGCTTACTCGATCGCCTACTTCATAGTTCTTAACGGTCGATCCATAATTAGAGAATTTAGCTACTTTTCCGGTTGCTACCGCGGCTCCTACCGCTATTACGTTAGGTTCCTGAAGTGAGGCTGGATAGAATTTATTGTTACCTTCGTCTAAATTTAATCCATCATTGCCAGAAGATACAACAAACGTGACGCTGGGATTATTGTGTATTAAGGTATGTTCCGGACGGCTGTATGTAGCGCCACCAGCCGATAAGTTAATAATATTGGCACTATTATTTATCGCCAGTTGGATCGCCGTAACTTCTCGTTTACCGTTCTCGTCGGAACTGTCCGTCTGGCTATAAAATTTGTATATTAAGAAGCAATAATCAGCTCCTTTTGCATATTCCTGTACGAGGCTTGTTACGCAGGTTCCGTGACCATTTACATCATTGATGGTTTCGTGGGTTACTAGATTCGTATACTCTGATTTACACAGTTTGTCCTTAAACCGCCCGTCGTTAATATCTAAACCACTGTCAATTATAGCAACTCGTAACTGTTGAGCACAACATACGCTATGGATTAGTAATGATGTAATAATAACCTGGTAGTTCATATAATGAGCATACCAAGGTTACGTAACCAAGTCAATTAGAACTGTAACCCTACGGATACACCGCAAGAACCATCAGATAAACCCCAAATACCTACGGCAACCGGACCTACAATAGGTTTAACAATTGAAGCGCCGTAAACTGGGGCTAAAGTAGAAAGCTTGATGCCGCCTAAGGCAGAGAGCGTAACCCTTCCGTTGTTATAAACCGTCTCTTTTACTACTGCTTCGTCCTTAGAAGAAGTGTCTGTTTTAATTTCTTTGGAATCCTCTGAATCTTTATCATCATAGGTCGTATCTGTGGTAACAATAGTCTCTCCAGAAGGTTTAGAATCTTGTGTTACTACAATATGTTTATGCTTAACGTCTTCTTTAGCAACATCTTTATCATCAGTCTTCTTTTCAACTTCCACAATCTTTGTTTCAACCTTAACCTTCTCCGGTGTCATATACCGACCGGCTGCAACAGCTATAGCTGTATAAATAACTACTAATACAACCTTATTTCTTGTCGTTAACTGCATTATCGACTCCTTTACCTTTTATAAAAGCATGAGACCCTAGCATAGGTGCTAATAGAGCTATATAAACGCTAGCATCTAATTTAGTGAAAGTTAGATGATGCCCAAATACCTCTAAGGTCATTCCATCAACAAGGAATCGGAACACCACGGCGGCTGTTACTACGACTGTCAACGTTATCATTTCTGAAGGTTGGCCAGTTGTTGGATCTTTAATAAAAATATTCATATTACTGCTCCAATGATTCTGCGGTTAAAGTATTTAATTGTTTCAATTCTGTCTGTGTTAATTCTGACACAAACTGTTTAAGTGTCTTATTTATTACAGGCCAGATCGCTAAACCCATATTGGATACTATTAATTCCAACATTCTTTCTTCAACAACACCGGTAGCCAATTTAAGTCTTTCTCTTTGAGATAAAAAGCCATTACCATCGATACTATTGAAAATATCAATAATCCGAACATCTTTAGCAAGCGCAAAACCTCCTCCAGGTCCCCGGGTACTCTCTAGAATACCACGTCGTCTTAGGTTATGTGCTACTTTGTGTAAAAAACTCTTAGAAAGGTTGAGATTAGCTACTACTGTCTCAATTGTTGATCTGCCTGATCTAGCTAAGTACATGCCTAACAGCAACGCGTATTGAGTCTCTTTATTCAGTCTCATATTATTCATTCCCTGCTGCTTTTGAAGCTAAAAGCCCTATAATAGTAGTGGTTAATAACGGAAACACAATAAAAACCAACAAGATTAGATATATCATATCATTTCCTTATTTATGGGTTTAGGAAAGGGACTAATTATGCAGTAATAATCGAGAGTTTGACCTGCATAAGTTTTAAAGGCAGCATCGAATCCTTCAGCTATATTGTCTTGAAGAAGAGACTTAAACACCAGGAAATTCTGGTGAACTGCCTCGTAAGCTTCCTCCTGAGTCATCCCTTCTTTATATTTGCTATTTAAAACATGTAGGATCACCAGTTGCAAATAAAACCTGAAAGTCCTTGTAACCATTGGGATTATCGGATCTATAGTTCCATCTGTAGGTAATGCCTGCATTATCTTAAAGTTTTCTATCGCTATTATCTGCGCTATTTCGTCTAATTGATTTAATTTCTCAGTACTCATAGTATTAGATTACATAATTTACCTATAATAGTCAATACTAAAGAGAGAAGGCCTACAACTTGTGATGTATCGATTGATACGTTGTAGGCCTTCCGAGAGGAGGGATAGTTGGACTAACAAATATAGGATAACAAACCTTAATTCATTTGTAAATAGTTAAGTATACTTTCTTATGATTAACTTTAGTAAAGAATGCTTTAGTAATAGACACACGTATAGCCTTTTAATTGTTAATCTATAGATATTAAATATTCGAATAGTTATCTACCAAGGGGGTTTACTTCGTACCCCCTTTGAACCCCCAATAAGTTCTAACGAACTTATTTTAGAATTATTAGTGTAAATTTAACTAAGCAATTTATATACTTACAGTATTATCATATTTTTAGATAAAAGTCAATAGTTTAAAATAAATATTTATATATTTGCATTTTTCTTTTAATATGATAGTATTGATTGTATGAACAGGTCTAACAAAAAAATAGTAGTATTTGTTAGTGTTATAGCATTGCTTGTGTTCATACTACTATTACTTAATAATCCTGTAGGAGGGATTTATGAATTACTTTGACCTCTTTGAAGAGGAAGAAAAAGTTAAGGTTTATACATTTCAAGCTATATGCGATAGTGAAACATGTCTACGATTAGACAAGGCCGCCCGAAACGCCAAGACTATGTCACGTAACGGTGTGGAGAAAAACGTAAGTAAGAAACATGATAAGTGCCCAACCTGCGGCCATTACCTATTTTGGAAAAGGGACGAAGTTGATTAATATAATCATACACAACAGTACCTCTAAGGTGGAGGGGCTCTCTATAGCCGAACATAACTCTCTAAAAGAGGTCCTATCCTATTCTCTACCGCCCGTATTTACACCGTTTGGCGTTAAAGCGGGTAAAAGGGTGTCATTACTGGCAAAGTCAGGCATGTTCCCTACTGGACTATTAGAGACTGTTAAAACCGCCTTAAAGGCACCATTCTCGGTGTTAGATACGAGGGTTAAACCTGCGTCTACGCCTGGGATGTTTAACCCCACTTTTCCGCATTCCCCCTATATTGAACAGCTAGAGATAGTTGAGGCTGCTGTGAAATACCACCGTGGGACGGTTTCAGCAGTTACAGGTTTCGGTAAAAGCTTAACCATGATGTACTTAGTTAACGCCCTACAGGTTAAGACTCTTATAGTAGTACCAAACCTAACCCTTAAGAATCAACTTACTGAAGATTTTAAAGCTTGTTTTGGGTCTCTTAAAAATATAACAATTGAGAATATTGATTCTCCGGAGCTTAAAAAGACTAAGAAGTACGACTGTTTAATCATAGACGAGGCTCATCATGTCGCTGCAAAGACTTATAGGACATTAAATAGTAAGCACTGGAGCGGCATATACTATAGACTATTTTTTACCGCTACGCCCTTTCGCAGTCGTTCAGAAGAAGATATCTTGTTTGAAAGCATAGCCGGGAGAATAATATACCGGGTAGATTTCCATAAAGCGGTAGAAAACGGGTACATAACTCCCTTGGAGGCATTTTATGTTGCGATACCAAAAACCAAGACTAACGCTCATACATGGCGGCAAGTCTACAAAACTCTCGTGGTTGAAAACGACGTGCGTAATAATCTTATTGCTAGACTGGTTCGTGCTTTGGACCATAGTGGCGTCTCTACTCTTGTATTAGTCAAGGAAATAGCGCATGGCAAGATCCTTAGTGAATTATGTGGTTCGCAGTTCGCAAATGGCGAATCTGAGGATTCAATGATATTAATTGAGGCCTTTTCAAAAGGCAAGATAAAGACATTAGTGGGAACAACTGGTATTGTCGGAGAGGGTGTAGATACGAAGCCGGCAGAGTTTATTATTATCTCAGGCCTTGGTAAAGCTAAGAACTCACTTATGCAATCTTTTGGTCGCGGCCTACGTCGGTATAAGGGTAAAGACACTTGTAAGATAGTAATCTTTGACGATAGTAGCCATAAATTCACTAAGGCACATTTTAAAGAACAATGTAAGATCCTACTAGATGAATATAATATTATCCCAGGTGAATTAAAGATTGAATAATCGTATTATTTATGTTGTAATGGAAAAAGGAGATATATGAAAAAACTATTAATCGGATTAATGTTACTAGGAACAGTTGGATGCACGCGTCCTTCTGAGTTTATACCAACGGCTACTGTTAAAATCACTAATATGGCTGAAAATTCTGGGGGGAGTGGTACGGTAGTCAACTCCACCGAAACTCTATCGATGATTCTTACAAACCGACACGTTTGTAAGGTTGTAGAACATGGAGGATTAGTTCATTTACTAGATGGTCGTAAACTATCTGTCACGGCTTTTAAGATGTCTAATAGGCATGATTTGTGCGCTATATTCGTATCCGCACATGCTGGACCGTCTGCATCTGTATCTAGAACTGCACCATTGAGATTCGACCACGCTACAACTTCAGGACACCCTCATCTTCTTCCTGTAATTATTACCCGGGGACACTTCTCAGATAAGCTACACGTAAAAATCATAATGGGATTACGAGACTGTACAGAAGCTGAAAAATCTAACCCTAATACTGGCTTTATATGTGCTCTGATCGGAAAGTTACCCGTCGTAGGTGAATTTGAATCAATCGTCGTATCTACAACCATTCAACCCGGATCATCGGGTTCCGGAATCTATGGCGAAGAAAATCAGATTAGCGCTGTCGTATTCGCCGGCAGTGGTGAGCTTGGGTATGCTCTGGCTGTACCTCACGAGTACGTTTATAACTTTCTATTTAAAGAACTTGATAATCTAAACCCAATTGCGCCTAAAGCTGAAGATGGTGTTGCTGCAGCTCCATCTTCCACTGCTGAAGATAAAGAACAAATCCTCAAAAAAATTGAGGATGTATGTAAAACCCACCAAGATAACTCACTATGCAAAGCTTTTAATAACTCACTAAACTATGATGATTTAATCGAAGAGCTATAAGTTATTTATGCCACGGAAGGCAATTTTTAAGGGGGAAGTATGAAGATTAACGAAAAAGGTTTAAATATAATAAAAACTTGCGAAGGTTGTAGACTAGAAACATACAAAGATATCATCGGAATTAATACCATAGGTTTTGGTCATACCGGACCAGAAGTTAAACCCGGATTGGTGTGGACTCAAGAACAAGCGGATAATCAATTACGACAAGATTTAGTTAAGTTTGAAGATGGCGTTTCTGACCAGTTAGATGTCGATGTCAATGAAAATCAATTCTCAGCCTTAGTAAGCCTCGCCTATAATATAGGGCAGGGTAATTTCAACAGTTCAGGATTATTAAGGCAAGTTAATGAAGGTAACTTTGAAGAAGCTGCAAAGAGGTTTTCTTTTTGGAATAAAGCCGGAGGTAAAGTATCTGAAGGTCTAACTAAACGTAGGGCGATGGAAGCTGCTTTATTCATGGAATCCGTATGAGTCTAAGAGAAGAGATTACCCCATTTATTCAAGGCGATGGTCTGGTAGCACCGGCTGTAGTATCACCGTCAGGAACTTTTAGAACTTGTGACAACGGAGTTATGTTTTCATCAGAGTATCTTATAATGCTTAACCGCACCGGTGAGTTGGTTGGACAGGACATTATAGATTATCAATCAAAAATCCAAGCATGCGTCGGTTTTGACAACGATCTTCATCGAGCGCCCCTGGATATAACACCTGATGAGTATGATGACCATATTGGGGTGCTTGCGGGTTATTCCGAATTTGGTTTAAAGGTGCCATTTAGCCTTCCTATGAGATTATGGCGGTTCCCCCAGCTTCTGTACGCGTTTCTCTTAAATAAGGGTGTTCCTAGCTTCCTAATGCCATTCTACTCATTCTATAATGCCCTAGTTATCGCGACGTCATGTATTAATGCTCCAACGAGTGACACAGATTCGAGAAGGCTTAATTGGCACCAATGGCAGGCGACTAAGCATAAGTCTATGTTGGCGAACTTCGCCGGTAGCTTTTGGCTGTGGCGGCAACGTAAAGTGTATAATACTGACAAAGTAATGCAAGCGGTCGCTACGATTTATTATCAACCACCCGGCGGACATCCCTTTAGCAAATATTGGGTAGATTAACTGGTACTTGACTAAATAAGTAGGTTATGGCTTACTTAT